GACGAATTGCATGACGAAGATTAATTTAAACAAACCACATCCATGCCATGTATGTAAAAAGGAAGGAAAGTTTTTTTATAAAAAATGGTGGTGTGGGCATGACAAATATTTAAAAGGAGTTTGTAATGACAAAGGGAAAAGAGACACTAAAGAAAAATAAAAACGAATGGAAGGAACATAAATTTGTTTGGGAGGGTTATACATATTTTTTAATGAGCAAGGAAAAGAATTTCATATTGTTCATGAACCTACAGGAAAGATTGTTACAAAGGGGGAGTTATGAAATACGAAAAATTAAAAAATCAAACTAATCTACATTGGTATAATTTAAAAGATGGCAGGAAATTACAAAGATTTCAAATATCAGAAATGATTTATGCTTTGTTTGATGGAGGAAAGGAATTGACTATTCAAGATGTAGCAGAAAATGTTGGAATAGAAGAAACTACATCAGCTCATATTATTAGAAGTTTATGTATTAAAGATTTATTAGTAAGAAGAAAAACTCAAAGAAACACTGTATATTCCAAGAAGATTGATTGTGCATTAGCTTCAATGTTTTACCCAAAAGAAATACTAGACAACTTCAAAGTTAAAAGTAAAAAATCTCATAAGATGGATGATGGAAAAAATGTTTCATACCCACAAGCTACCCCTCATATGTATGGATGTGTAAACACTATTTATGAAGGTGGTGAGTGAGGATTAGTCGCCTTATGAATATACTAGACGATTGGTCTAGGTGGATGAAAATAGATAAGCATGGATTAGGTTATCCAAGTAGTACCAGTTATTTTTCTACTGGTGGCGAGTCTACATCGGAAGTGTTTGAGGATATGGTATCTAAAACTGATATAAATAATATTAAGATTGTTGATGCTGTTATTGATGGTCTTTCTGATACTCAAAAAGCAGCAATTTACTATCGGTTTCTTGGAGGCAATAAACCTGTGTTTTATGAGAGACAACTTGATTTAGCTATGGATAATTTATTAACTATTGTGGCAAAAAGAATTTATGCCTAATTTAATTTTATACATTAGTAGAGATCAGTTACAAAAAGCTAAAGATGTACAGATTGAATTTGATAGACAAAAGACTCATAACAAGTTTAAGTGTAAAACAAATTACATTGGATATTTAGGTGAGCTTGTATTTAATGAATATTTAAAAACAACTCCGCACAAGTTTGAGTGGATTTGTTTTACAAAGAAAGAATGGAATAGTCCTGACTTTATTATTAATGGTAGAAGTGTTGATCTAAAAACTACCTTTAGTGATTCTATGTGGATTCAAGATGAAAAGTTTGACACTTATGTATATGCACAAATAAGTGAAGATGAAACAGAAATGGAAATTAAAGGTTGGTTATCTAAACAAGACATAACCAGAATGAAACAAGAAAATTTGTGTGAGTTAGTAAAAAGAGATAACAGAATAGACTATGTCTTTAATCAATCTTTAATGAAAGAATTTATTAATTGTTGAGAGAAAAATTATATGCGTAAAATTTTAGTAAATACTGCTGCACCTATGTCACAAGAAATGATGCATGGATTAACATTGTTAGAGGCTCATTGTTTTTTTACTAACAAAGAAACAATTACTACTGAAGAAGTAAAAGATTGGTTATCAAAAAATAATCAAAAAGAATTGGTAAAAGATTATCAAAGTGACTTTATTTTGTTAGTACCCTAATTTCTTTAGTAATTCTTCAGACAAAATTCCATAGAATGGTTTCATTTCTAAAGCACGAAGATCAGGTCTAGTGGGATTTTTTTTATCTACATCAAGTATTACCCCTGTAGGCTTACCTTTTTTATCTATTTGTATTCTTTTGTCTATATCTAATAATTCATAAATATTTTTATCGGAGTCTAATTGACCAATACCTTTTCCTTGTAATACATAAGGATAAGATCGGTGTTGTGTTGGTTTAAATAATATATCATCATCTGCAAAAAATTCACCTACATTTAATAAACCACCATCTCTTGCATTAAGTTGTTTTGGGTCTGCAACTGCTAACCTAGCCTCACCTCTACCTAATCCACCTGAATCACGAAATTGAATATCTAATTGATTTTGTATTTCTTTTCTAATTTTATCTGGAGCATTAGAGTATTGTTGAACAGAGCTTGGATCTGACATCCCTTTCCAATCAGGAATAAAAGATTTAATTAACTTGTCAGCTTTCTTTTTTTGTTTTAAAGGCAAGGCAGCATCCGCATAAGCTATCATTGTTTCGCCAGTCATATGAGAAAAATCTCCACCAGTCGGACTCATTATGTGTGGAATATGTATTGGGTTTTGCCCTGTGTCCCGTTTAATTATTTTTGCAAGTTCATCCATTTGCCTTACAGGAAGTTCTCCTGATGCCCATTGTTGTTTTGGGAAAAGAAACGGATACCCTTGCCCTCCTAACATATCAACTGGATAATTAAAATTTACATCACCAATTCCAGTAAGCAAACCATCTGCTCTTGTTCTGTCAGCCATTGATGTAATAAATGGTCTACCTTCAAAATCTGTTAATGAAACTTGAGGTACATTTTCTTGTATATTGTTTGATTGTATTTTAGGTTTTATATTTTCTAATTTAACTTGTTCTCTAACTCTCTTATCAAATCTTGGGTCAAATTTAAAGGTGTTTTTTGTATTATTTTCCCATAAAGATTTGTCTTTAAAATAAATATTTTCATCTAAACCTCTTTCTTTATAAAATTTTGCTATATCTTTATCAGAATAGTTATATAACTTTCCAAAAGCATAATTGGTTTTTTGTTTGTTTGCTGTTTTATATTGTTTTAAAATGTTGTTGTCTTTATAAGCAATCATAAAATCATCAGGATTGTCTGGATTAATTTTCCATGACTCTATAGTTTTATATCCATCTTTTTCTAATTTTATAATTTTATTTAAATCTTTTGGATTGTCAGGATTTAAATTTAACTCTGCAAAATTTTGTCTTCCAGATTTTAAATCTTTTAATTCTTGAGAGCTTGTCCTAGCTGTATTAATTTTTCCTTGAGAAGATAATTTTTCAAAATTTGTAGTATTTGTAGGCAATTTACTTGTTTTATTTAAAACTCCTGCTAAACCAATAAGTGCACTTTTGGCTGCTAAAGGTGGGTTTAACATAGAGCTACCCATCTCGGCTAACATATTTCCAGTTCCAGTTTGTTTTGGAGGTAATAAACCTTTTGAGTCTAGGTAAGCTGTAGATCCAAATACATCTTTGTCATCTAACAGTCCAGACATTGTAAATGGAAGTCCTGCTAAATCTACAAATCCAGTAGCTAACTGTGGAATACCTCTAGTCATAGAAGTTGCTAATTGACCTGCATTACTAACTATTGGCTTTCCAGTAAATGGATTAATGGCTATATTTTCTTTAGGAGCTCCAAAGTTATTTATAGGGTTAAACCCACCTAATTTTTTAAATAATTCCTCTTCTGTCATTTTTTATTCCAAATAAATGTTAGCCAATATTTCAATTTATTTACCCTTTCTTGTTGTTGTGGTTTATCTATTTTTTTTAAAAACGTCTGTCTAAATGCTAAAGTTTTTTTAGACAAATTTAATGCCTCACAATAGACCATGTAGTCCTTGCTGCAATTGTGTGTTTCTGTGCCGTCTGGAAGTGTCATGGGCTTCGTGGTGCGGTTTTTATTTGTTTTTGATACGAAGAGGTCTTGGCTAATCATCAAGCTCTTGTACGTTCATATATATACTATCTATAATCATCTCAACTGAACTGCCATCAGATAAATGTAATATTATTTCTGACTCACCTTGCACAACATCAACTGCATCTATGGTTTTGTCTGCCATGTGTAAAGCTATAAGTTGTACATCCATTTCTACTTTCCTTATATGGGTACAACGGAGTCTGATTGTATTTTTTCTATGGGTTTTTTTCCTTTTGACCATTTCCCACAATCTTGACATTGAAATCTTTGGTACTTGTTTGTTAGAGATACTTGAGATCCTCTTTTTTGTAAGTTGTAACCCCCACAATTTGGGCAACACATTTCTTTAGTTTCTAGGTTATGGTTTGGATGTACACTAATCCAACCATGCAGTTTGTAATAAACTTCTTCTGTAATTTTAACATCGTTAATGTTGTATTTCTTCATTAACTTCCATGCTTTGGGATTCTTTGCCATACAATCAATCCATAGAGGCATCCCTTCATGGCCAACCTTTTTTCCTACATTTAACAAATTAGCAACATAATCTAGTTTATTACTTGCAAATCTAAACTTGTTTCTAGTTGTTGTGAGTAGATCAATATCTTTGTAAGGACTTGGTGGTGGTAGTTTGTGTATTAAAAATTCTTTGTTTAATGTAGGCATATCAAATCTTTTGCCGTTGTAAGTAATGACAGCATCAGCTTCATTAATTAACTCATGTACCTCTTTAATCATTTTTGCTGCAGTTGTGTCGTAAACGCTAGAAAAAAATATTTTCTTTTTATCTAACCATTTTGCTGCCCAACACAATACTGTTGATGATTCTATAAGTTGATTTAAACTAATGTTTTGCTGAAACAACCCCCAATGAAATCCTGTGTGTGGCGATGTCTCTATATCCAAAACTAATATTTTCATATAATGTATATTACCAATAAGTAACTTGTTAATAATAACAAACAAATGCCAAGCATAGTTAGTAATGCCTTTAAAACTATTTTGTGTTTAAAGAGCATTATTGCGAGTAAATCATTGTTCCTTTCTTATTAATAATTAACGCTTTTTTCCTAGCACTTTCTCCATCCGCTGGAAAAGCAATATGAACCCATTTATCAAATTCCAGAATAATCTGGTCATAAAGAATATCAGACTTAAAAATAATATCCACAATGTCATGAGGGCTACCGAACTTTTCGCAAGTAAAGTCGCAAGCCAGTCCTCTAATGTGTGCCGAAGTTGGCTTACTGCCGAGTAATGTATTAAGCTCCAGCGACCTATAACCAGAAGAAACATTAATAGGATTATTACCCAATAGTTCTCTAACATTTTCCATCTCCATTGCTGTTTTGTATAGGTTGTCTAACACATCATCAGATGGTGTATTGTCTATACCTTTTCTTGCCGCAGTTTCACTAAATGTTAATTCTTCTATACTAAAATGAGGTGATGCTTTTATCATTTAGCTATGCCTTTTAGTTTTTCAAAAGTACGCAATCCAGACATTCCTAAAAGTGCGAAAGTTAATTCTAATAAAATTTCATTGTCAATAGTAGGGATAGGAGTTGTTACACCATCTAGTCCATCTATATAAACTGCAAAAGGATGCCCTACAAAAAGCCAAAACACACCAAAGGCACATGACCAACCTATCATGGGTCGCCATCCAGCAACAAACAATGATCTGTGTCCAGCCTCTACTTTGTTAATTTCTGTTTGTGCTAGTAGTAATTCATTAGCATTCTCAACAAGAGACTTTTCTATTTCTCTCTTTGCTTTAGCGTTAGCGTTCTTGTCAGGAACAACTCTATCTATGACATTTCCAATTAGTGGTAACAGTGCTTGTAACATTATTCAACCCATCCATATAATAAACAAAGTGCTACTGGTGTTACAGGTAATACAGCTAATAAACCTAATGTAATAAGAATAGGTTTAAGTTTGTTTTTTAATTTATCCATTGTTTAAACACAATAGTAACTATTGAAGATATAAATGCAGCAATAGCCATACCTGCCCAGAACCCACCTTTACTTTGGTTTGCTAGAGCCAACATTGCCTTCATGTCTTTAGCAAGTTCATCTTGGCTTTTTTGTAGATGCTCTATTTGTTCTTTCATTCTTCCAAATTCTTGTGGGTTAATATCAGGCATTATTTTCTTCCTTGAGGAAATCTTAATTGGCTATCTAACAAAGACCTTAACTGTATTTCTTTTTCTTTTTTTACTAAATCTTCTTTTGGTAAAGCCAAAAGACCTAAATCAGTTTGTAAGTCTAACTGTCTAAAACCAGGCTTTACATCTACTGTTCGGTTTTGAATTTTATTAATCATATTATTAATAACAGTAGACATATTAGCTTCTCTTGCAGCTTTTGATGTTTTTCCTGCTACTCCTAATCCCAAATATGTTAATCCTCCTGCTTCTGGACCAAGATAAGAACCTACAAGAGCTGCTGTAGCAGGAGTTGGACCAATAACATAACCACCACTACTAGGGTCTAATTTAGACATTCCTTTTAAAAAAACTTCTACTTTTCCACCTTTAGCAAAATCTTGTAATATTTTTTTTTGGTCTTTGGTAAAATATCTTGATTTTTTTTCTGATTTAACTAATGATTGAACTTGTCTTTTCATAGCATCAACTAATTGTGCTTGAGTAAAATTTGTTCCTGCTGTCATTTCTGCATTAAGAAGCAAGGTTTCCAATATATTTGTATTTTTTGCTTTTCCGTAATATTTTTGTCCTGTTTTAAAAGCCTCAATATTTAATTTGTTTCCTTTGCTTGATTTAGCAATTACTCCTTCGTCAGCATATGAAATAAAATCATCTAATTCATCTCTTAATAACCCAGAAGCAAATTTAGATTTTGGTTTTGTTGTAACTTGTATATCATCAATTAAATCTCTAAATTCAAATAATTCATTAATATTAACTGACTTGCCCATTTTTGCTCTTAACTGTATTTTTTTAATTAAAGCATCCGCTGCTGCTCCATAACTAGACAGTGTACTAATATTTTCTTCTTTTAATCTGTTGAGCATTTTGTTACTTAAATCTGTTATAGAGCTATTATTAAAGTCTACTTGAGCTTCTTTAGATTTGTCAAAATACATTTTAGCTCTAGTAAAAAGAGCTTCTGAAGAGGTAGTTGGTTGTTTAGAATTAACGTTTTTTACTATAGGAGTCTTTCCTTTATATCCTATTCTGCCAAGATTTCCAACTCCAGGTATAAATGGTGGTATTTTTGAAACCTCAAGAGCACTGCCTAATGCTGATATATTGCGTTGTCCTTCTTCGCTTCTAGGCATATACGTTAAATCGCTAGTTTTTTCTTGCATTAATTGTTCAAATGATTTTATCTGTGATTGTCTAAATTCGTAGTCTTTTAAAACTCTTTGATAGTCTGGGTGGCTAGATTTTGATTTATTTTTCTCTAGCCATTTCTCTTCTTTAAGCATAGTTTGGTCTGGAGATGTTGTAGCATCTTTGTATGCAGCATAACCAATGCCACCAAGCTGTGCTGGGATACTTGTAGCTACAGTTGTTCCAGCTTCAATAACGCCTCTAGCTTCCCTGCCAAGCGTTTGTAATGATTCTGGTATATATTTATATATATCGCCTTCGTTATAATTTAAAGCCATTTAAGAGTCCTTATTATAAATCATTGTTAATAATATCTAAAACGCCTGAATCTGCACCAGGAGCTTTATTTTGGTCAATAATTTTTTTAATATTAGATTTAATGTTATCAATGTAAGCTTTGCGATTCTTTTTAAAGTATTTTCTTTCAAAAGAATATACATTTGTACCAAACCCATTTTCATTTACTTCCTGCTCAAAAGCATCTGCAAAATCTTCTTGCATATTTTGTTTTGCTTGTGCAACATAAGCGATAATTTGATTGGTAACTTTTGGATTAGTTGTTTGTACTGTTGTAGCCAAGAAATTTTCAAAATCTTTATCAGTCATTGGTCCAGTTCCTGGTTTTTTCTCACCTAAAGCAAGTTTAATTTGTGCTGTTTTTAACGCCCTTATGTAATGCTTTTGTTCACTTCCTGGCAAATCAATATTAAATCTTTTGGCAAGGGCATCAATTCCTGCTAGTGATTCAGCACCAAAACCTTGAGAACTACCAGCTTCTTCTATTAAACTTGCAGCATAAGCTAATTCTGTAGCATTTGGTATGCCAGCATTTATGTTTTGCTGAACTTGGTTAAAGTAATCAATAGACTTTTCCTGAACTTTTCCTTCTGCTTTTTGCCCTAAATCAATAACAGTATCAGGCTTTTGTGCAACATCTATAATTGCTTGATTCCTTGCTTTGTTAGCAGGCATTCCATTAGCTATGTATTGTTTTTCAAGAGCGTCTATTGCCATTAATTTAACATTTGGAGCTGTTGCTGTTTTTGGTTTATAAAAATCTTGCATAATTGCTGCTTGATTAGCTACAGGTAAATTCTTAATGGCACTATAAGATGGGTTTTCTGTAATAAATTTATTTATTGATTCTGTGGTTAAATTTCTGTCTGTCTGAACTCTTTGGTTTTCTGCAATCTTTGTGTCCATTAAATACTTATCTGCTATTCCTTGAAATGGAGCTTGTGCAGCTTTATTAGCATTTAAGTATGCTTTAGCAAGGTAGGGAGCTGAACTTCCATAATTTTGATTTTTAGGTTGTGCAAAATAACTAGCTAATCCAGTCATTATGCCTGTGCCTATTGATCTTTTGTCTGCTGCTTCTATTGCTTCTCGGTTTATTAACTTTGCATCTAATAAACTTTGTGCTCTTGCATCTGGTCCTGCACCAAAAGCGTTTATACCTTCAAAATAATCAAATAAATTCATTGTTTTCCCCTATGCCCTTAAAATGTATTGTCCGCCAATACCTGAAGTGCCACCTTGACCTAATACGTTTCCAGTCTGACCTCTCATTAGCATTGCTTGTTGATGTCTTAATCTTTCTTCTTGTTCTGGTGTGAGTGCATTTACTCCCATGCCTAATGCTAAACTACCTACATCTCTTTTTGTAGGCATATATTCTTCTAAAGCACCTAACCCAAGATTGTCTAATAACCCAACATCATTGTTGGCTGCTTGTTGAGGTCCTGTTAGAGTGTTTGCTGACATTGTATTTGTATTTAATAACCCTGCATTAATAGATGGTGTACCTAAAAAACCTCCAGTATTTTGCATTTGAGCTTGTCCACCGCCACCCATAATGTTTCCTAGACTTCCTTCTGATGCAGTAAAAGTGCTAGGGTCAATATCTATTGCATCCTGAATAGGATTAAAGCT